TTCCCATTACAGCAGACCGCTATGCGCTTGCCGGATTGAGCCAACTTTCGCAGACCATTGGCGATGTTCGCAGATATTTCAACCCGACCTTGAAGATTGAAGGGCTCCTTCTGAACCAGTACAAGAGCCGTGAAAACCTGTCCAAAGAGGTTGTGGAGCAGCTCCCTGTGATTGCACAAAGTATGGGAACAAGGCTGCTGGACGTGAAGATTAGACCGTCTATGGGCGTTCGTAAGGCGCAGGCAGAGCGGCACAGCCTGTTTAGTGGCGACACGGTAAAGAGTACCAGCGCAGAGGATTTCTTGGCACTGGCAAAAATGATTGCGGAGGGGGAAGAAAAATGAGATTGATTGACGCAGACAAAGTACTGGAGCAAAACTTTTATACACTCAAGAATTACAGTAAGGAAGAAGCTGGCGCTTGGAGAGAGGGAATTGCTCTTGTAAAAGAAAAAATTATAAATGCGCCTATCATCGACCCGGAAACGTTGCGGCCTGTGGCACGGTGGATTGATGCCAATGACCCAGAAAATCGACCTCAACACAAAGGAACTTATATCGTGAGCCTTTCAAATATGTTTGGAACTGTCGCCGAGAATGCTATTGCAAAATATGATGATGCCTACGATGAATGGATTCTTTGTGATAGCCGAAAAACGGTTTTTCATGCTGACACAAATGGATACTATTCAAACAGTATGAATGCAGAACTCACGCATTGGATGGAACAGCCTAAGCCGCCAAAGGAGAATGAAAAATGAAAAAGTCCAGCAAAAAAACATCCGGCTTGTTGGGCGGGTTTGACTTTCAGCCTGTTTTTTCGGAACAGACATTAAGCCAAAGTGAGCCAAAGGAAGAAGAAGTAAGCCAAACAAAGCCGAATAATGCCGAACAAGCACAGATTAAGCCTAGTGATGCCACAGACAGCCATGCACAGCCGAGTGAAGTAGAATTAAGCTGTATTAAGCCGAAGCGAGCCAAAGACAGTGAAAGACAGTCAAGTGATGCCGTGTTAGGCGAAGGTAAGCCGAAGAAGCTGAAACAGGCAAAGGAAGTTCAACGTCTTATCGAACAAGGCGATGTACCCGGCGCAATGGCTGAAGCTAGCTTGACAAAGAAAAAAATCCCGATGCCGGAATCGCATCAGGGTGTTGCAAGCGGTGACGGAAAGCGTTCTAAGCGCATTACCATCCTTATGAGCGAGGAAGAACGCAAGTACATCAACCGTGAAGCCAGACGGCACGGAATGACGATTGGACAGTTCGTGTACGCTCTGGCTGCTGCTGCGGCAGACGGAAAGATTGAATTGGAGGATTTCTTAGATGAATGACGTATGGATTGACATTGGGCAGAAATATGAAGCAATGGCAAATATGGGATGCAAGCCTTATGGTTTTAAGCGAGTTCCATCAAATTTTGTGTTTGATGAAGATAAGTCGGTGAAGTGGAACAAAGAGCAAGCGCAAAAGAACAACGATGATTACGACAATGAAGTTAAGCGACTAAATCAAGAAAAAATAAAGCGCAGGGATAAAATCTACGCAGAGATTTATAAGACGATTCAAGAAGAAGTCGGTTTTGGGATTTCAGAAGAGAAAGCGGCAAAAATTTGGGAGTACGCTTACGATAAAGGGCATTCAGCAGGATGGTATGAAATAATCATCAATTTGGAAGAAATTGAAAAACTTGTAAAGTTCGTATTGGATAAAAAGAGCTGAGTTGGGGGATTTATTAGATGAATGATAGTGAACGACGCCTCATTCGGTTTGTTTGCGATGGCGATATGCGAAACGCGCAAAAAGCCGTTAAAATCATTTTGGATTCTATATCATCCAAAAAAGATGAACAGTTCAAAGAAAATATGTTTCGCAAGTTGGAAAGCAAAAGAGAATTTATTGAATTGCCATATAACTTACAGCATCTTTTGATCGCAGAGGATACAGAAGAATTTCCAGAAGTAAGATTCCTTCTTAGGGACGAAGAAAAAAGTATAACGCAGAAAATTGTTGCCATTTATCGAGCATCTGAAAAATTGAACGAAATGGGTATTCCTTATTTGCCGGCATTGATGCTCTATGGGCAAAGCGGATGCGGAAAAACCATGCTGGCTAGGTATATCGCGCATAAAGCAAAACTTCCGTTTTTGAGGATTCAATTTTCAAGTCTAGTTGATTCACACTTGGGGCAAACACAATCTAACCTTGCAAGAATTTTTGATTATGTGAGAACTGCTCCTTGCGTTCTTTGTTTTGATGAAATAGATGCGGTCGGAATGGCTCGTGGGCAAAAAGATGACGTTGGGGAAATGAACCGTGTAGTTATTGCGATTATGCAAGAAATGGATAGATTGCCGAACAATGTCATCATTATCGGAACGACAAACCGATTTGATAGGATTGACCCTGCGCTTACAAGAAGATTTCCGTTGCAATACGAATTAAAGCCGTTGTGCCGTGCGGATGCAGAAATACTTTCCAAAAGGTTCTTTGAATATGCAGGAGCACAATATGAAAACATAGCTTATGAAGATAACGTCCCCGCATCTACTGTTATCAAAGAATGTACAGAACGAATTGTAAATCAAGTTCTGAATCAAGAGGATTTCTTGGAGGATTGACGTATGATGAAGTCGAAGGAATTTTACGAAGGAAGTATTATCCGTTTGCAGAAAATGGTTAAGCGTGGCATTTACGTTCTTTTGTTCGATGTCTTTGCCGTAGCAGTTCAGATTCCTTTTATCTTTGCTGGTAAATGGGTTGCAGCACACTTGATTTTGTCCATCGCCGTATCTTTTGCAGCAGGATTTAGCTTTAACACGCTTGTAGATAGCAAAAGGCAACTTGATATGTACAAGGCAGATATGGAATTGTACTATACCAAATAAAATAGACTCTGTGCAGTCGCAACGGCCGCACAGAGGAGAAAGGAAACACATGGGACAAAAAGTGTTAGGTCACTACGAATCGCATTGGTATCTCAATGGGACAGGCGGTGACATATACGAAGGTAAGATGGTCTTTCGAGACAAAGATTGGCGCATAAGATATATGGAAAACCAATGCGTTGAAACCAACTATTTTAGCTTAAAGAAAATAAGAGATAATTTTAAGAGAAAAGGGCAAAAAGAAGGAAATTATAAAAACATTGCATGGATAAAATTTTCAGAATTGAATTGGTTTGAACGAAGAAAACGTCCAGATTGGTTTAAGGTTCAATTCCTTTCAAATGGACTTGATAGTCCAAAAACACAATGGTATACAGTCCACGATTTGTCTGGTATCGAAGAAAAAGAGCATTGGGTTGAGGAAAAACGCCAATACACAATGAAAGAACTTTCAGAGAGAATGCCAGCAGAAGATTTTATTGAGTATATGAAAGATAGAGGAATAGCGACAATCCGATAAGCGCAAAACACCCCTGTGTAACCTCGATTGGTTGCACAGGGGTTTGTTTTACTTATCAGCAATGCAATCCCAGTATAGATACGCCTTACCATCTGCGGCATCCGCGTCCTCAAGGAAAGCCTTTGCCATGTCAGCGTAGAAGCCCGGAGTGTCAACGGACTGGCGCTTTGCGACCTGACAATAATCCGAGTACATCATGTTCATGACAGCCCAGAAATCGTTCGGGTCACAGGTGATGTTGCGCTGTTTGGCAACGTCCTGTGTCTGTTCCAGCGTCCAGTGACAGCCTTTTGTGCCGTCAGCGTTCACCATGCTGTCGCACCATTCCTCCGCTTCATCGTGGGTGAGGTGCTGGCGTGGCATCTTGATGGAACGGCTGTCCGCACCGCCATGCTCATACTGCCCAGACCGCTTGTCCCAGTCTCCGCTCTGCGAGAAGCCAATCTGCGGCATTCTGCGCCCATTCTCTACGTCAGGGTAGCGGGGGATAGGATAGGGGTCGATGTAACGGTTCTCCTCCTGCGGATAGTAAGGATAGCGGTCATTGCCATCTTCCAGCTTACGCAGACGGCGTTCCAACTCACGCTCCCTGCGGTCACGCTCTTCCTCAAGGCGGTCACGTTCCGGCTCACGGTCTTTGTCGTGGTCGCGGAGCATCATCATGCGGCGAAAATTAGTCTTGCCCATAATCTATACCTCCTCAAGAAATGGACGCAGGCGCACCAGCGTGGGAGCGGCAGAAGCAGCCAAGATACTTGAACGTGCCGGTGCCGGTTGCGGACGTTGCCACACGGGTAGCGTAGCGGGTGCGGGTGTGGATGCTCTCGGCGGTTGCCTGAGCGCAGTTGCAGTCGGTCAGAGGATATGCGGTCGCACCTGCACCTATGGTAATGACCACAGGGGCGTTTATGGTGGTCGTGTCCGGCAAGCTCTGAGCAACCACGATACAATACTTCTCTCCGTTTTGGTATGCGCCAGCAGGGATATTGATGGTCAGCGTGTCGTTGGCAAACGTGACCGCCTGACTGATGACCAAGTGCGGGCAGAGTTTGCAGCTTGTTTTGCAAGCCATAGTATTTTCCTCCTAAAAATCAGGGGCAGAGGTGTCTTGCCCCTGCCCCGATGGTTCACCCGGTGTTATCGGGGAGTGTGTAGGTTAGCAGCAGCCGCAGCAGTTCACGCCCACGTTGGGGTTTGCCACCTGATAAGCGGGAATCGGACGAGGATTGACCCGGTTCAGGATGGTATCGGTCTGCTGGGACATCACAGTGGTCAGAAGCGCATTCTGACGATCCTGAGAAGCGGCGAACTTCAGGCTCTGGTTCTCAGCGGTCAGAGTGGCAATCTTATCCTGCGTGAAGTAGTCCATCATGCTGCGGAAGTTGGCGTTGCAGTTGTCCACGATGGCGCGGGCGTTGTCTGCGATAGCCTGACGGGTAGCGCAGTCCTGCTGTGCAATGGTGTACTTCAGGTCGCCGATGAGCTGCTTGTTCTCGCAGCAGCAAGATGCCAGCTGCGTGGAAAGTGCGGTCTGACCCGCCTGCCGTGCGTTGCCCTCCTGCATGATGGCGAGGCTGATGGCGTTGTCGCCGTTGGACACGCTGCGTTCCAGACCGTTCACGAGCTGTGCGTTCTGGTAGCCGAGCTGACAGATGGCGCTGTTCACGCCCGCAAAGCCGTTTGCGATGTTGGCGTTGACTCCGTTTATCTGCGCCAGCTGGTCATAGCCCAGAGAGCAGATACCGCTCTGAATGCCAGCCAGAGAACGGGAAGTGTCCTGCTGGTAGAAGCCTTCAGACAGAGCCGCACGAGTATCTGCGCCACCCTGACCAGTTGCGCCAGTGCCGACCAGATAGGGGATGTAGCTGTTCATGCCGTTGTCACCACCGTTTCGACCGTAGCCGTTTGTACCCCAGCCGAAGATGATGGCGAGGATGATAACCGCCCACAGACCTTCGTTGCCGAAAAATCCGCCGTTGTTATTGCCACCGTCCTGCCCAGCCAGATAACCAGTTGCAAAATCGTCCATAACAAAACTCCTTTCAGTTTTGCGTTATGCCATCCCACCGCCGTGTGCGGTGGGCGAAGCCAAATAAAAGCGGTTTTTATCAAGTCCGCAAAACTGAGAAGCGTTTCGCTTGGAGGGATGCTTTATCGGGGCAGCGTCAGGTTCAGGACGCTTGCCAGTTGGTTCAGGTCGATGCCGCGCTCTTTGGCGAGGTTCTGTGCCATCGTTCGGAGCTGTGCTTCGTTTTTACCCTGAATCAGGTTCAAGCCCTGCATGATAGGTGCGTTCTGCCCGCTCAACTGCTGGATAAGCCCCATTGGGTTCTGTCCGGCACGGGCAAGGTTCGCAAGCTGCATGATGGGACTGTGCGTAATCACATCAAACGGAGAGGACATTGTTATTCTCCTTTCTTCGCTGTGGCAGCGGGCTTAGAAAAGCTCTTCTGCCACTTTTCCAGTTCATCCAGCCTGTGGACAAGGGCGTTATACTCTTCAACAGGCACATACTGCTGTGTCGGTGCAGCGGTCTGTTGTGCCTGTTGCGCTTGTATCTGCCGCCACGCTTCCGGGCTGTAAAACTCCTGGACATAGGATTCACAGGTGTCCGGGTTCAGCCGCTTGCAGTAGATCACGCCGCTCCGCAGGTCAGGGCAGTAAGTCGGTCTGCCGTACAAATCAGACGGTATTGCCAAAAATTCCTCTCTGCTGGAAACAGGTCTGCCAAGCAGCCAACCGCCATCTTGTGCCGACTGCTGAACAGGCTGCTGCCCATTCATCGGCTGCGGACGCTGCGGTTGTGCCTGTTGCATCTGTGCGTTTGGCAGGGAAGTGGCAAGTCCTACCGTGCCCATGCCACCATAAGGATTGACAGGCTGCTGCGGAACGTAGGGCGCTCCGGGTGTTGGGTAATAGCTCATGGTTCATCCCTCCTATTGCACTCAGTGTACCGCAAGCGCCCGAAACGAGAGACAACGAACGACCAACGAAGGACAAAAAGCTTGATTAAAACTAATACAACTAATACAAAATAGACAAAAAAGTAAGGCAGAGTTTGGTGACTATGCCTGTATCAACTGTATTAGTTTTGTGGTATAATCAGTACAAAGAAAATGAACGGAGGAAACGAATATGGAAAACAACACCATCCGTAATCTGGGCAAGCTGTACCGCTTGCTGGACGAAGCCTGCACCCCTGACCATGTAAATCAGGCAGACCTTGACAACGCAACGAGATTCCCCGTGCGTGGCGTGATGATGAAAATTACGCTGGCACATAAGCTCCACAAGATGACCCCGGAGCTTGACAACGCCTGCGCTTACGTCCTGAAGGATGTAGACCTTGAGGACGTGGATAACAGCTTTGCGCTCAAAGCATTGCCGTTGCAGCAGCAGGGCATGTTCCAAATCGGGTATATGTCGCCCGATTACAAGACACTCGGGGTGTCTGCCGTAAAAATCAAAGCCGCTCGGGAAAACGCCGGGCTGACCATTCGTGCGCTGTCGGAGAAGACCGGGTTGTCTACCGCGACCATCCAACACGCAGAAGCCAGAAAACCTATCCGGATGACCACGCTCAAGAAAATTGCTGTGGCCTGCAACGTATCAGTAGAAGAGTTGCAAGGGTAAAAGAAAAGCGCCCACACGGAAAAATCCGCATGAGCGCTTAACTGTAAGGATGCACACATTGGAGTGCAATGCTAAGATACCACATCATCCAATATATGGCAATGCTTTCGACAAAACTAGTAAGAATAAAACAAAATCCACCAGCCTAAAGCTGATGGATTATAAGTGAGCGAGTAATCGCTCTGCCACCGAAGTGGCAAAATTGCGTCTCCCGCATGGTACGCACTGCAAGTAGGCAGGCGGGAGACTGTATCATCAAAAATGCCTACTTCTGCTATCGCAATTTTGACGTATGCGCACTATTCAAAACCGTTCAAGCATTTTCGGACTTGCTATGGCTGGAATTGAACCAGCGCAATAGACGGGGTGCGCCCTGCTCTACCAACTGAGCTACATAGCCTTAAAGACCCGCCATGATACGCATCGTTGAGAGGCTTAACGGGTTCAGACATCCGCCCTAATGCGCTTCTTCGAGAGGCCGGGCGGATTTATTGAGATTATTATACCACAATTCGTGCAAAAAGAAAAGCGGCAAGCTCTGGAATAGCCTGCCGCTTTGTTGCGTTTGTAGAATCAGCCTTAAACATGCGTCCTACATACACTCAGCTCGTAAAAATATTATATCACACATTTAACATTTTTTCAATGCCTTTCAGCCGGTAGCCTACCGCCGTCCGGCTGTAATGTGTCTGTGCTGCAATGTCCGGCAGCGGGAGCCGCTCAACGTACCGCAGTAAGGCTATCTTACGGTCTACCCTCCCAAGCGGTGCGTTTTTGATAGCGGCGGTCATCTGCTGTCGGTCAAGTCCTTGCAGCGCAGCGGGCAGCACTACACGAGCCGCCGCCACAGGTAGCACCGAGCCAAAAAGGCTGCGGCAGCTGTCCGGCGTTGCGCACCATAGTGCCAAGCGCGGCAAACCGGTGACAAAACGTCACCATTTTGTTGACGTTACCAAAATCGCAATGAGTTCGACTTTTAACAGCTAAAAAGTTGAACTCATTTGCTAAAATGGCCGTTTTGGGCCACTTTTTGGAATATGTAGTGCTGCTCATAGTCTTACTCCTTACTCAGTGCCGCCTTCATGCGGTCAAAGAAAAACTGGATCACCCGCCCGATGGTCTCATCGGTGATGGCCCACGAGATAAATCTGCCCCACTTGCTGGCGCTGAGAGCGGCCCGCAGGGTCTTTGCCACCCACGCCTTACGCTCTGCGCCCCGCTTGGTACCCTGGATCTCCTGCTCAGCCCGCTCGATGAGGTCCAGCACCAGCGGCTTTACCGCTGCGCCGTAGCCCAGCCGGATGCAGCCGAGGGCGTAAAAGATAAAGCCGCCCAGCATCAGCACTGCCGCCACCGGGGCAGGGATAAGGTCAAAAAGCTTAGTTGCCAGTGCTTCCATGATTGGTCACTCCTTTTAACAGATAGTTGTCGATGTCGGCGCGGCTCTTCTGCATCCCCTCGCGATTGTTGCCGGACAGCTGCGCGTCCAGCAGATTGCGCACCCCGTCGAGGGTCAGACGGCTCACCTCGTCGATTTCTTCAAAGCGGCGCAGGTCACGGGCAAGGGCTTGTGTGTGCTGAAGCTGGCCCTGCTCCAAGGTGCCGATGCGTTTGTCCATCTCATCCAGCCGCTTGTTCTGCACGTTGTCCGGCTCCTGCGCCTTTTTGATGTACTTGTGGATGATTTCCAGCACCTTGTCGATGGTGATGGCTGCAGCGCACAGGCTGCCCAGGATGCCCAGTACCCACAGCAAAGCTTCTTTTTCGGTCATTTGCCCTCCCGAAGACGGGTCAGTCCCTTCTTGCGGATGATTTTGGGGTAGTTGCGCTCGGTGACGTTGAGGTCTACGTTGCCCGTGATGCCAGGCACGCTGCCCTTGCTGGTGTGCTGGTGGGCGTTGTAGGCAAAATCGACCTTGGGTGCCTTGCCGGTGTAGTCGGCCAGCCAGACGTCATAAGGGCGCAGGGCCGCGCCGCCCACATAGAGATGTGCCTTTGCAAAGCTGGTGTAGGTGTACAGCTGGGCGTAAAAGCCCATCTGCTCTACCTCGTGCAGAGCGTAGGCGGTCAGGTCAGTCAGGCTCTGCTTGTCCAGATTGCCCAGCCGGTTGTCCTCCACGTCAACCGCCACAGGCAGGGTCAGCTCCTTGCCCCGCACCGCCTGCCGCAGCAGGGCAAGCTCTGCATCGGCCATGGCCTCGCTGGTAGCGTAGGTGTAGTAGTAGACACCCACGTCCAGCCCGGCAGTTTTGGCGTTTTTGTAGTTGTCCTCAAAGGTCGGGTCGATATAAAGGCCGTCTGCTCGTTTGGAGAGCTTTTTGTTGGTGGATACCGTCTTGAGCATGACGCCCTTGTAACCAGCCCCCTTGATAGCCTGCCAGCCCTCCATTTTGATTTTTCCCTGCCACCGGCTCACGTCGATGTACCGGTAGGGCGGGTCGCCCTCCCAGCCGGTCACAGCCTCTGCCCCGGGGGGTTCGGGAGGTTCCGGTGCGGGCTTTGCCTCTTCGGCATCCTGCTTGTCCCCCGGACCAAAGATGGCCCGCACAAGCTTTTCCAGCAGCTCCAGCAGTTTATCCATTGTAGTAGTCCTCTCCGGTGATGCGCTTATAATCCTCTTCACTGATCTCCCCATCTGCCACCCTCTTGGCCAGCTCCCGCTTGACCCCGGTGCGGCGGCTCGTGGGCATCTCTGCCCACGTTTTTGTGCCGGCGACCAACCTGTTTGCCCAGATCTTGTCCATTTTGAAGTCCTCCTTACTTGTTGTTGATAGTGGCATCCAGCTCGCACAGCGAGTCCTCGATAACCGCCAGCCGCTCCTGTGATGCCATATCCTGCTCGCACAGGGCGTCCTCAATGGCGGCCACCTGCTCCGGGAGCTTCCGCAGCTGCTCTTTTTCGGCCTGCTTCTTATGCTGCTCCTTCAGGCTCTGCTTGTTGTAGTATACGCTCATCCGATCACACCTCCGATCATGGTCAGGGTACCCCCGGTGCCGCTGCTGCCCCGGGTGATGTCCACTTTGTAGTTAAAGGCCGCTCCCTTGGCGGCGGTCTTGTTGGTAAAGGCATGGTGGACAAAGGCCCGGCTCTCGCCCAGACGTACATCCGTGCATTTCTCCCATACCGGGGCCTCGTCTAAGGCGTTATTGGTCATCTCCACGGTCAGGCTCATATCTGCCGGGAAACTGCCCTCCAGCGTCATGGCAACCACGGTGATGGTGTCGTCCGCCGTCAGGGTGGCGGTCAGGCTCACCTGTGCACCGGTGACGTTTTTGGTAAAGGTGGCGGACGTGCTTACGGTTTCCGCATCGTCGCTCACCTCGACGGTGATGGTGTGACTGCCGTTCAGGATGCGCTGGAACCCAGTGGCCTCGGCGGCCTGCTCAAAGGTCAGGGCCGTGCCGCTGGCAACGCCGGTGCGGGTCTTGGTGGTCTTGCCGTCCAGCTTTTCGGTGACGGTCAGGGTGTCGCCGTCGGCATCGGTGACGGTGTACTTCCACGCAAAGGCCGCGTTCTTCTCCCCCAGCTCTGCGCCGTCCGTGGTGACAGTAGGCGCAGTGTTGACACTGACCGTGCCATCGTCAGACACGAAGAGAGAAGAGGGCAGTATGAAAGCGGGGCGAACTCCATAGTCGTTGCCGCCGCTTTCGTAGACGCTGGAACCATTGGTTCTGACGGCCCAGACGGTGGAGTCATTGTTGGTGTACGGAGAGCGCAGCCACCAAATGGCAGCGCGGCTATTGTAGTATGCGATACGCTTGCTGTCGCCGTCTCTGCCGTCAAAGAAGTACGCCAGCCGCACACCGTCTTTCGGAAAATATTCGCTGTCTCGGGTCGTCCAGCCCACTTCATAACCAGACAGCAGGAACACTTTGGTGCTCAGTCCATTTGCGCCAGTGGCAAGACTTCCTTGGGAGCCGAGGCCTTTCTTGTACGGAATCTTTACCTGTTTGATGGCGTTGCGGATGTCACCATCAATCAGGCTGAAGAACGTATTGTTCAGGTGGCTGTGAATAGGGGATTTCTCGTAGTTGTTATAGTTGTTTCCAAAACTGCTCGTATATCCGAACACGGACGTAGTGTAGACGTCATTCATCAGCAGCCAAGTACCGTTGCAGCTATCGTCATAGATGCTGGATGGCTTGCCCTGCTGCACGATCAAAAAATCTGTCAGCGTGCCGTTTACCTTGACTTTAACGGTGCTGCCCACCGCCATATCACCAAGTCTCGTTGCCATGGTCTATCCTCCTCAAAATTCCACTCTGCTCATCGCCTTGTTCCACACTCCCTCCAGTGCCACGCCGTCCAGCGTGTCAAAGGCCGAAACAAAGCTGATGCCGTTTACGTCTGTGCCATGCACCATCTCCAACAGTTTGATGCGCACGCCGGTAGCCGCAGCGTCCGCTGCCGCGCCGGAGATGGTGAGGGTCTTGTCGGTCTCGATTTTGATAGCGTTGATGCGGTCGCCCACGGCCTTGGCGTCTGCGGGAGCGCCCTTGACTGTCAGGGTGGGGTCGGTGGTGACGATAGCCGCTGCATTGTCCGCATACTGCTTCGCCGCAGCTTCACTCTTCGCCGCAGCGTCTTTACTTTTTTCCGAAGAGGTTGCGGCTAATTCAGCAGCGTCTTTTGCGGTTGACGCAACGGTTGCGGCGGCTTCTGCCTTTTCCTTTGCAATGTCAGCCCCTGCAACATCACTCAGAGTGTTGAGGGTGTCGGCGTTCATTGGAGTACCCTTGACAACAGGTTCATCATTACGAATCAAAGTGATGATTTCTGATGTGCCATCAGATTTCATCATAGTCCAACGCCCGGGATATTTTGCTTTTCGGTCAACAAAATGCATAATAGGGTTCACCTCCGCATATTGTATCTGAACAATAAAGTAAATGGTCCTTTGCCATCGCTTCAATGTCAGACAAAACTTTTTCTACTTGATTGATAACCGCAAAATGATAACTCAGTGCCTCGGGAGTTCCCGGGGTAGAACTTTTGCCGCTGCATTTGGAACGAATGGCTTTCACGTTATCAATCCACCGAGTGGCATCCGCAATGGTCAGATAATCATTGATTGTCCAACCAGCTTCCACAGGCACGGTTAAACCGATTGTTCCTGAAAAAATAAGCTTGCTATCGTCGCCGTAATAAGCGCTTCCATTTGTAATGTTGACGTAGTCGTTTGCGACGACCCATGAGGGTTCGACAGAGGGCGGGTAGAAGTTGTTGGAGGCGGCGAAATAGAGCTGGTATTCGACACCCTTTTCCAGCGCGATGCTGCCCATGTCCAGCACCACGTCGTTGTAGCCGCGGATAATGTCGATGAACTTATCCACTAGGGCGGTCGTGGAGCCGTACTTGCGCAGGACGGTGCGCATCGTACCCGGCACATAGCCCTTGACGCGGAACTCCAGCGAGCGGAGTCGCAGGCCCGCTTTCTTGGCAGTCAGCGGCATGAAGAACTCGTACTTGGCGGGATAAGTGTCCCACGCGGGGATGTCGCCGCTTTCATTTTTCGCAGTAACAACTTGAATGTTTTGCTGTACAATCCTTGCAGAATAAGATGCGCCAACGATTTCAGCAAGTTCTTTGATTCCGTTTTCAATGCGGTTGTAATCCGTATAGCTCAGAGCGCCCTTCATTCCGGAAGCCCATTCTCGCTGCTCCTCTTCTGTCCATGTGCCGGTTCTGGCTTTGGCTGTTAGCTCTTTTACACGGTCAATATCTGCCTGTGTGCGGTCTGTAATCCACGTTGCCATACTTCACCTCTTAAAAAATCAGTTTGCCGTCAGCGTCAATAGCAAGAGACTTTGGGACGGTAAATGCAGGGTGAACAACATTATCATACTTACGGGGGGAATCGTCATTCGTAGCGTAAGAAATCGTCTCTGCATTGGTATTCACTTGTAACGTAGAATCATACACGGCGTATGCATTTACAAGTTTGCTGACCAACAGAGGCCGCCAGTACTTGTTGGCGCTTGAACTTGTGCCAGCAATATCACGAAGCATCTGAAGCGAGTATAGGTAAGGAGTTCTCGTCCAAATAGATCGTCCTCTGCTGGAGCCCTCCATGTCAGAGGCAAGCATCGTTTTCAGGATTCCAGATGCATTTTGCAGGGGAGTACCCTCGTTGTGCTTATAGCTCGGGCTACTAGTTGTCCAATTCGGAGTATCAGAACCTTCCGTGTCATACCCGAACTCGTGGGAAGAAAGCAGGAAAACGCTTTTTGCCATCGTAGTCACTTTGCTACTGCCAGAATTGCAATAAGAGTCAGAAAAACCGGGAGTATAATAGATGGTCGTCTTATCGATAGCTTGCTTCTGGGCGGAGCTGAACGAGTTGAAGTACTCTCCGTTGAGCCAGCTGTTTACGCTGCTGCTGGCGTAAGTAGACCATGTAGAGCTCCAAGCCATGATAGCCGCGTAGTGTTTTCGAACCAGAAGAGTTCGCCCGGCTCCATTCAGCTCGCTTTCGTAGTCATGCTTTGCAACGATGAACTCGGCCACGCTACTGCCTTCATCCATAAGGACGGTGCCACCCTCTGCAACATCAAACAGATTGTACGCCGCCGTAGCGAAGGAGCATTCTGCGGAGACGCCGCCTGCTGAGGCTGTGACAACAGCCTTACCCGGAGAATTCCACTTGACTTGGCAGGTGGACTTTCCTTCTGCATTCGTCAGAACGTGAAGGGAAACGATTCCTTCGGGAGAAGCTGCCCAGTTGATTTTAGGAGAATCAATAGAAGCAGGGGAGAGGGCGGCAGACAAAATAACGGACTCGCCCCAATCGAGCTGTTCGCTGGTATGGTCAAGAGACATAGCCTGAGCATCTGCCATCATGTACCCCTCTACAGTACCTTTGAAACACCCATTGAAAGTGTACTTTACATTGGTCGCCAGCAAGACAGCATCGTAATTGAACTGATGGTGAATCTTTACCATATCAAGGGCGTCAATAGTAGGGCTTGCCCGATATGTGAGAGAAGCCTTGCGGCGGTTGGAAAGGACTCCATAAGACTCTGTAAGGGCATTCCTGGATTTTGCAAGGATGTCCTTTGTAAGCATAACATTGCTCAGAGTCTGGCTCACGCCTTTACCAGAAGGGCTTTCGGGATAAGCGTAGGTAACGCCACCTGCGGTAGTCACCACGTTGAGCATATTTTGAGCAAAGGTGATTTCCGGCCAAGAATAATTGTTCAGTACTGGAATGTCCAACACGGGATTGGAGGTATCGGCTCCGTAGACTCTGTTAATTTTTATCACGCCATCACGAGTCTGGTACAAAGCCATTCCAGCAGCGTTTGCCGCAAGCTGCAAAATATCGGAATTGTGATAAGTAGACTCATCGCTTGTAATGTCGGTGGAGTAATCTTTCAGTTCATCCGAAATATCGAAGGTAATTTCATCCGCTTCCAACAGCTCCAAGGCATCGTAGCACATCTCATAGAGCGTGCCGTATTTTCTTCCGGTGTACTTCGTGCTGGATAGATACAGGAAAGCGTCTCGCGCCTGAAAGGACGCCTCAATACTGTTGGCAGGGACGCTCCACTCCGACAGGAAAAACATCCCTCCGCTCACCCATTCAGTCTTTCCGTCAACATCCATTCCATAACGAACAGTGACAGGCTGGCGCTCATAGATGTATTTGTAAATTCCTTGAGGGTTTACGGAGTCCCATGTACGGTCACTGTTATCCAAACTAAAAGAAATCGACTCCTGAGAAAGCTGCCCGGAGATAGGGTCTCTTGCAGAAGAATGACTGTAGGACAAGATTTTGGTCTTGTCAAACACCAGATACCTTCCGATTTTCACTTGCTCAACCCTTACTCTTCGGTCGGGGAGACACCACTTTAGAACTTCAATCTCTACGGCATCAAACCCTGAAAGTTCAACCTCAACATCAGAACGGACCGATTTGTTTCCATTTACGGTCACAGTTTTTAGCTTGCTAGTTCCAAGGTATGCACTGACCGAAAAGTCCGTAGCGTACTCCCCGAATACTGTAGACCAGCAAATTGAAACGCCGGGAACGGAAGACTTGTTTTCACTTGGAAGTTCAAGCCGGATAACAGGATGGTTTGAATCGTCAAAAATCTCGGCGCTCAAAAAACCAGTAGTTCCATACGGAGAAGAAGAAGGAACGATGCCACAGCTTCCATCAAGAACAGTGAGATTGGGCTCTCCTGTGGAATACCTCGAAATGGAAGCGTTATCAGAAAGTGCAATATTGTGAAAGGTGGAGAACGGGGCTGCCGATGACGTGACGATGGTAGCTTTTTTATTGATACCCGGCTCAGTGATTCCGCAGGTAATCTCTACAAAAGATTCCGGGACGAGCGTTTCGTTAAATTTTTCTTTCCACCTATCGGAGACTTCAACCATGTGTCATACCTCCACAAGAGAAAGCTTGCACCCTGTCCATCCCATCACGCCACCGGTTTTCGGTCCTCTACGCCACATGCCGCCGGTGCGGTCGGAGACATACATCTGACGGGTGGAATAACCGGCTGTAGTTTGGTTATAGAATTTAACGGTGCAGTAAAAATTTGTAGTGAAGAGGCTCAAGATGTCGGCCCACTGCCGCGCAGTGAGGTAGTTCCATGACATGGAGACTTTTGCTACGTCATGTCGCACGACAGCGCCAACAACTTTACCCTGAACATTTCGCCCAGAGTCCACGATTGTGCTAGTCGTTCCCTCATAAGAGGAGGGTTCCGGCAGCTCTACGCCATTCACCGTAACCAGTGCAGGAATATTGGCCATCTGAACCATCCTTTCTTAGTAAGAGTAAACTTCGGTACCCATAATGGACATGCCACGTTCTTTCTGCGTTTTTTCAACGGAAGCGGTGAGCTGCTTGCCATCGAGGTACACTTTCACATCTCTGCCATCGGAGATTGCTTCTCCGTACCGCTGCCAGATGTCAAGAAATGCATTGTAGCAGCCGTTGTACACAGCATCTCTCATCTCTTCGGAGTTTCCACTTGCGGCAGAATAGGTGCCACTATACGAGCCAGACCCATAGGTAGAGTCATAGCTGGATGTGCCAGCATACTGAGAGCTGTCGCTATAGTTAGAACGGCTGATACTGCCAATAATGCCTGCGATAGCAGCGGCAATCGCCACGCCACCAGCAACCATTGCAAAGCCGGTAGGAATGCCAAGCACGGACAACGTGCCACCGATTGCTTCCAGCATGGCGGTAAAAGCGCCGCCAATCGTGGTAATCAAACCAGCTACGCCAGCAAGCATCTTCGGGAACTGGCTCAGTAAGCCACCAGACAAGCCTTTACTGATTGCAAGCGCTGCGGCCGAGAGCGGAGTCTTCGATTTAGTGAACACGCTGGTAATGTTCTCGACCATCTTTGCTGTATTTTGTGTGGCAGCGCCAAAATTCTGAGTCAGTGCGCTCACCAGATTCTTGCCAATGGTAGCGGCTGTATTTAGCAGAGAAGAGGCTTGGCTTTTCAGTTCTTTGCTCAGTCTGCCAAGCAAATCGCTTGCAACGGACTTGACGCGTTTACGCTGCTCATCGCCCATAGCGCCCCAGATGGAAGCAGCAATAGTAGTGCCGACTGTTTTCCAGTCGCCACTCTGCGCGGCCTGAATGAAAGTTTGCACCGTACCGAAGAAGTTGGTTTTGAGGTTGTTATCGAGTTCGGCCCACTTAGAGTCTAGCCCGGAAATGATGCCGTTGAGGTAGCTCGTGCCGCAGTCAATGCCATGGTTCGCCATCTCTTCGCCCTTGAGCTTGGTGGCGTCTACGAGTTTATTCATAGCATCGTTGACGTAACCAAGAGAACCAGTGATGCCGTTTGCAAGGCCTTGATCGATGTAACCGCCAAATAGCTCAAAGAGCTTGGAAGGAGAGTGGATTTCAGTGTCGTTCGTAAACTTATCAATAATAGCTTTTGCAAGACCACCGGCAGTTTTCTTTGCATTTTCAATGCCCTTGTTAATACCGTTAATCAAGCCCTGAACGATGTTTTTGCCATAATCCAAAAATTTAGCAGGGAGATTTTTGATTGTATCAACCAAACTGTTCCAGGCCTTGTCCCAGTTTTCTTTGAATCCAGACCACTTCTGGTTCCACCACTCGCCAACACCTACAAACCACTGCTTCAAGCCCGCACTCGCTTGGTCAAGCGCCTGAATCGGATGCTGGACAAACCCGGGCAAGCTTTCCCATGCGGTCTGAAAATTAGCGCTAAACCCTTGCCACTTTTCATTCCACCACTCGCCAACGCCGACAAACCAGTTTTTCAAGCTCTCGCTTGCCTTGTCGAGAGATTCTGTAATTTTGTCCCAGTTTTGATAAATCGCAATTCCGGCATCGGTCAGGCCGCCAACAATCAAACCAATCAGTGTGCCGATGCCTGCGCCAATCGGGCCTCCAAGAGAGCCGATAATTGCACCAATGCCTGCGCCAGCCATTGTCGAGCCAAGCGGAATCAAAATTCCGTTTAACGTGTTTAAGCCATTTTTGACAGCATCGTAAACGCCCGTTACAAACATAGGTATGCCGGTTACTACTCCGCCAACTGCCGCTCCAATAATCGCGCCAGCAGTAGAGCCGCCAGCCGCTTTAATGGCCGCGCCAACAGCAGTATTCCCAAAGCCGGTCACGATAAACTGAGCAATTCCTTTTCCAAGAATGGCTGCGCCTGTAGTTCCAATCAAAGCGCCAAGAACAATTTCAGCGAAATTCTTTCCATTTACGCCATTTTCAATCGCGTCTTTAATGCCTGTAATCTCAAGAACAACGCCCACCGTAAAAACGCCAAGACCCAAAACAATGGATTTCAGTGCGTTCATTTTGGAGATAGCGTCCACAATATCCGTAATAAGATTTGTGAGTTTCCACGCGGCAAGGGCGGTTGCTACAGTCGCTATAAGAGGAAGCATACTTTTGATTTTCTGCTTCATCTCATCAATAGATGTGCCAACATAATTCTTGAACATATCGTAGCCGGACAGGTCTACATCACCCAAGATGTTGCCAGCGGATGCGCCGCCGCCAGAGCCGGAGCTCCCCTGTGTGGGGTCAATGATGTTCAATTCATCAAATCCCATCGTGTAGTCCTTGAGGGCTTTGGCAGCTTTCTTGGTGGAGTCAGCCGTGTCATCCATTGCATCACCGATGCCGCCAACGCTTTCAGCGCTCTTGGTGAAATCAGTGAACACGACCTTCACACCCATCAGCTTTGCCACCCACTCAACGAATTCTCGGATGAGCTGCACGGCGGCAATCAGCGGGGGAAGAATGGATTTCAGGGCAGGGTAGAGCAGAGAACCAACAGACTTCGCCAGCATATCCAGCTGCGCTTTCAGAATCTTGATCTGGTTTGCAGGGCTTTGGATAGTCTGCGCAAGATTGCCCTGCACATTGGCGGTCTGCTTCATAATGGCAATGTAACGCAAAACTGCTTTATCTGCCTGAGACAGGCTAGAAACCTGCTTGTTAAAGCCCAAAGCAAGAAGTTCCTGCTGCAACCGTGCCTGAGTCAGGTCAATGCCCAAACGGCGAATAGGCTCAATCTCGCCAGAGATTGCGGAGGACATTGCGGTAAAGGTTTCTGCAACGTCCTTGTTCCAATAGGAGCCTTCGTCATAGGCAAGCTGAGTCAGGTTCTTAGACAGAACGTATGCTTTGTCGCTGGCCAGGCCAAACGAAGTGCCTAAGCTCTGGATGGTAGCCATGTAGGTCATCGCTTTGGTCGGGTCAACGCCAAGCAACCCCTGCATTTTGCCAATAAGCGTATCGGCTTCACCGCTCAAATTGCCCATAGCATTATGGAACAAGTCTGTTGCTTCATAGAAGTCGTTAAACTTCGCAACAGCGTTGCCAAGATACTCAGCGATAGCTTTCAACGAAACCAGCTTTGCCATGTTCCGCATAAAGCCGTTCATCTGATTGGACAGGCTGAGATAGCTCTTGCGCTGCTTCTCGTTGGCAGCCGTCACACGGTTTGCCTGTGTGACCACCTTACTCAACTGCGGAGGGAGCTTTGCAAAAGCGTTGCCAACCTTGTCGAGCTGCGAAGCAAGGGGAGTAAGGGCGGCAGACAGCTTTTGGCAAGCAGTAGAAAAGTCACCCACCGTCTTGCTATCCAGCTTTTGCGCAAGGTCAGGAATCTTGTTGAGTTGATTCAAGACACTTCCGAGATTTTTCAGATTGCTAAAATCCAGAACAGACAACGGAGCAAGACCATTCATCAACTGTCGGGAACTTTCAGCAAGCTGTGTGTAATCAGCTTTGTTTGCTTCAGACACTGCTTTCGGGATTCGGCGCAAAAGGCTTACAAAACTGCTCAATCCTTCCGGCGCAGTGACGGAAGGAAGATTATTGAATCCGTTCAAGACAGACTTCAAATCGCCAATGTCAGAACTGATGCCCTGCACGCCGCTGACCGCTTCCGGGATTTTTTTGATGGCGTTGATGGCGCTTTTCAAGCCTTTTGGGTCTTGAACGGTAGCCATAAGGTCAAAAGCATCCGTAACATCGAGCAGGATATCAACGCTATCAGAAAGAGCACCCATGCCGGTAAGGGATTCCGGAAGTTTAGCGATGCTCTTTGCCAGTGTACTGATGCCCTTTGCGCTTTCACTTGCATTGACCTTGCTGATGCCATCAATGAACCGAGTAACGCTTTCAAGACCGCTAAAATCTCCCTGCGCGGACTTTAACGCAGTGAGGGAATTGGTGAGTTTGTCCAACCCATCAATCACCTTTGACACATTGCCCTTTGTCCGCAAATTAGAAATGGCGGTAGTGAGTTTGTCGATATTAAGCTCTGCACCGCTGGATTCCGCAGAGATTTCTACGGATAAGCTTGTAATATCAACATCAGCCATCACTACCACCATCCTTTTGCTCCATCATAGAGAACATCATTCTCTTGATTCGCTCCTGCGCCTCAACTGCGCGTTGGTATTCATACTCGTCTTTCTCCTTTTGGGTAAGGGGAATCGGTCTATCCATGTACTTGATAGGCTTAGACCCTTTCTTTCGGAACATATTGCCAACCGTAGAGGAAAGCGCAGATGCCATGTAAAAACCATTTCTCCATGCTTCTGCATTGGCTCTGCGTTCTCGCAGTTCCTCTGCGTCACGGTATACCTTAGCCATCCAGACATCACCGTGCCAGAACTGCTCGTAGGTCATGCCGATGGAGATGTAATAGGCTTCTACATCGTGGAACAGCTTGGAGAAGGAAAACGATTCTTCCTCTCCGTCTGGTTCCTGAGATTGTGCGGTTACACAATCTCCCACGTTGCGTTTTTTGCGGTCTTGTCCTCAGTGTCGGTCGCCAGCAGAGACTTGGAAGCGTCCATGAACATCTCAAGCAGAACGCCCATCAGGTCTTCCTTATCCTCGATGTGCTGGAACATCTCGTCCACGACCTTACGCTTGATGCCACGATTCCGGGCGATAAACGCGCCGTAGAACAGGGCGCGGGAATTGGACAGCAGGTTGGTCATCTGGGTGTACTGGCCAATCTGAAAGCCTGCACGTTCGGTAGCTTCCACGCTGTCACGGGTGAAAGTCAGCTCGTAAGTGCTCTTGCCGTCGGGGGAATGAAAGTTGATAACCTTTGCAGCCATATAAATGCTCTCCTTTATAAAGGTAGGCAGAACCAAATCCGCTGTTCAGTTCTGCCCGGTTTGATTGATTCGATTTTTGCGGTTTAGCCGCCGTTGACAGTCAGGGTCTCGCTGAACTCAGGCTTCTTGGTGAAGATGCAGTTGATGGTCATTTCCACAACCTCGTCCACGCCAAAGCCGGACAAGCCAACCTGATGCATACCCTGCCAAGTAAAGCCGGAGCCGTCCTGCATCTTCAGGGCGTAATACTTCACGGTGTTGCTCTCGGAAGTCTCATCGTAGCCAGCTTCCTTGACCTTCTTGTAGTCAGTCTTGTTGTAGTTGGCGGTAAAAGACTTGGTATCAGACTGGATAATGCCAAAGATGTTGACCTGCATGGGGTCAGACAGAGTGGTGGCATCCAGAAGGTTCGGCTCAGAGATCAGGTCGGGTACATCCTTGATGTCGCACAGCTTCGTCAGAGCGGTTGCGCTGTCGCCACAATATAGGGTGGTATTCAGACCGGAGATAGCAGTACTCATAGAATGTTTACCTCCTTAGTTTCGGTAAATCATTCCGTCCTCTCCGATTGTTGCCCCGTAGCTGCAATCAATCCGATAGACGGAATTGTTGTACAGCCCATTCAACGGGGCAAACGATTTGCGATAAAAATTGAGCGGTTCCAATACAGAATCCACGATTCCAACGATGGAACGAGCTTCTGCAATGCGTCCGCTTGTTTTGTTAGAGTAGACACGCACACGCAAGGAAACGGCGGCGTACTTGCTTCGGCTGGCAGAATCCCGATGAACCGGGAGATTGCTGTTTTCCTCTATCTGCACACATGGAAACTTTTTGACGTTGCTGTCATTGATTTCGCCAGTGACGAAGATACCAGGCACTTGCTTTCGCAGTTCCTTGGCAACAGCTGTAAAGATAGAATTGAAATAATCAATCAACTATTCCAAACCTCCCTCCACGTTGCTTCTACCTGAGAAGCCATTTCTTCAACAGCTCCCCACATAGCCATAGCTGGTTCGTTACCGCTGGTGTAATTCAACTGTCCCTTGCCGGGAACGGTATCCACATAGGTTCCGGCATTACCGGGGTCACCGTAGTAGTACCAACGTCTGCCAGCACCCTTGCCTTGACCATAGGAGCCATGCGCACCAACACCGGGCGACAGTTCACCGCCATATCCGTTGTGATGTGCACCGGTTCCAAACTCTATAAAGGCGACTGACTTGCCCTCTGCAATGATGGTGCAAATGTTTCCGTTCTGCTCAACACGACAAGAGACATCGTTGCTACCGGCATATTCTGCATTTGCAAAGCGAACTTTCGCTACATCAAGCCCTTTGTCAGCCAACGACTTTGCAAACTCCTGCGCCTTTTTGTTCAGGGCGGTCTTGTACTCCCGTATCTGACGTTCCGCATCACGAAGTCCGGCATCGCTCAACCTCACTTTAATTTTCACTTGCAGCCACCTCCTTCAGCGCATACAGCGTGTCCGTGATATGCTCTGCGACCTTGACCACAATGTAATTGAAGGGTTTTGAAATGTCCGTCTGAAACCAGACGTGCGTACCCTCATAAAGTGGAGTGTTGCGCTTTTTGCTGGACGAACTGACAACGTAGCTGTAATCCGTGAACGCCCCAAAAGGGCTTGCTTCAGCAGAACCAGTAGGCGGGCTGACATTCAGCATCAGCTTTGCGGGGTCGCTCCACGATTCGTATGCGGATTCGCCAGTCTCGTTTCCCCACTCGTCCACAACAGGCGTTTTCTCGCCAACTGGGTTTGAATACCACAGCGGGCGTTTATCCAGCGGACTACCATTAAACATCAGCCGATAACACCTACTCTCGGAACCACTTCGTTTAGCAGAGACTGCGCCACATCGGAGCTTTCCCACACACGAGTGATACCATTGTTGGTATAACTCGTCTGTCCGTTTGCGCCGATGTGGTTGTACAGTTCCGCTGCAATGCGTATCTGCAACGACTGATACTGTGAGGGCAGATCGTCCGGTCTGTTTCCGAATGGGTAGCCCTGCGCAAATATCTTGTCTTTGGCGAAATCAAGCAGCAGGTCGAAGAGTGGGTAGTCCTCGTCCGTGACTTCACGGTCAAGTGCAGGAGCAATGTACTGCCCCAGCTTGACTGCCGCTTCAGAATACTGGTCTCCCATGCTGCTTTCCTCCTTTTGCCTTAGTAAGCCTTGATGCAGTACACAGCGTCCATGCGTTCAAAGGACGGCAGGACGATTTCAGAGACGTAGATGTTGGTGTTGACAGGATGCACGGTCTGCTCGGTGGTAACAGCAACGCCAGTGTTCACAACGGAAACCTGTGCGTTGGAGATGCCAGCCATCAAGTCGGCTTCCTCAGGGGTGGCAACATAGTACATATTGCCAAGAGAGCCAGAAGGAGCCAGCACGACATAGCCATCGGGCAGATACTTCTCGGCAGCAGCGGTCTCTTCCGGCTTGAACATCTTGTCATACAGGTGGATGCGGATGCCGGATGCAGTTTCGACAACGGAACGTGCTTCGGAATCAACCAGCACAGCGGTGGCGGTCTTCATAACCGTCAGAAACCGGTTCTTGATTTCATCCGCAGCAATCATCTTGTGGAAAGTGTTGGTGTTCATGTAGGCATCGGTGATAATCTCACCAGTGTTTGCCAGCACGGTGTTTGCGGCAGTGGTCATCGTGGCGATGGGGGTTGCAGTGGTAGGAGCATCCCACTTCTCCTTGGTAGTCAGAGCCTTGTAATTGGACTGCTTCCAAGTGCCGTCAGGGTCGTAATCGTAGACGTAACTCACGCCGTTGGATTCGATGGAAATGCCGGGCTTGCCATCCTTGGGAGCCAGAAGCTGCCATACCATGCGCTCAGGAACGATACGAGCACCAGTGATAAGCTGTGCAGTATCATCGTAGACACGATTGATAACGTCTGCCGCAAACTCCTGATTGGTAGCCAGAACAGAGATAATCTTGCGGCGGTCTTCCTCGTCAATGTGAGTGCCCTCACGGAAGAACGGCATACTGGTCTCGGTCATCTTGATGCCCTGACGAGTACGGAACGTAGCCTTAGTGTCGAACACGCTAGGCTTCAGCGAAACGCCAACGCCCTTGTGACCACGCAGCCACTTCAGTTCCATGCTGACCTTCTTACGGGCAGGGAACAGAGCATCAGAAGCATAGGGCTGCGCATTGGTCGGGTCATTCGTCCAGTAGGCGGCAATCGCAGCAGGGGAGAAAATCTCATTCAGATTCAGTGCCATAATTTAGTCCTCCTTACTCGCTCTTTGCGCCAACATCGGTACGGCAGAAAACGGCGGGAACAGCCTTTTTCAGAGCGGCAATATCGTTTGCAGAATAGGTAAAGCCGGACAGCTTTGCCTTGTCCACATCAATAACGCCCTGAATCAGCAGTGCGCCATTGGGGTTGACGGCAGGGTCAACGGTGTGCAGCAGAATGCCAATGGCATCGGTAGCTGCGTCAGCAGTGCTGGTGCCAGTAGTGGCAGCAGCTTTCAGACCAGTCTTTGCCATGGGATAGCCAGCCGGAACGGCATTGGTCTCCTTGACGGTAAAGGGAATGGCAACGTAGGTATCAGCAGCCAGAATAGTGCTTTCAGGAGCCGATACCGGAGTATTGGTGTACTTCATGTTTTCCTCCTTAATGGAAAGCAGTCATTGCGTCACTCGATGCCTTGTTTGCGTCTGCACGCTCCTGTGCGAATCGTTTAGCAAAGGCAACACCTACGCTATCTGCGCTGTTACCATTGCCATCCGCACCCGGAGGTGTGGGCATATCCTTCAGCAGAGAAGCCTTGTATGCGGTGTCATGGGCGGTCATAAACTCCGACTGGAACTTAAACACCTTGTCCATGTCGCCGTCAGCCAGCGCAGATGCAGCCTTGCCAGCCAGTTCAGCGTCATAACCCTGTGCAACGAACTTCTCACGGTAAGATGCAAGGGTCTTTTCCTTGACGAGATTCTCTTTGTCGGCAGTCAGGGCTTCAATCTGCTTCTGCATTTCTGCCAGCTTGTCAGCCTGTTCCTGTGCGGCGTTCTCGTCATCGGTGCGCTTTGCTTTGAGCTGCTTCTTGTACTCGGCAGCTTCGCCATTGGCTTTCGTCACGGCGTTGCGCAGCTTCTCGACCTCTGCGTTAGGGTCTGCAACCTTTTCCAGCGCAGAAATGATTTCATCGGCGGTCATGCCTTCTTTGTAAGCATCACCAAGCAACACACTGAGTTTCATATCGTTAATTTCCTCCTGCGTTTTTTTACCGTTGCTTCCCTGCAACGCTGCGAAATTTGTATCCCGGCTTCCCTGCCGGAATATATCAGCCCGCTAATGCGGATTGATTTTTAGTCGATTCGTTCTCCTGCTGCGTTATAAACCGCTTCTGCGCTTGTGACATCAGGCGCAGAAAAATTTGTAGGGACAAGATAAACCGGCATTCCATAAAGCTTTGCAGCGTCAGCCTCCACAGTGCAGCCGTTATACAGCCACGCATTATCGCCGCAAATACCGATGAAATAATCAGCCTGCGAGAGGAGTTCGATGCTCTTGCCAAGATACCAAAGCCCTTCAGTTCTGCACTTAGGTGGTTTATCCTCGATATAGGTAGGGATAACCTCAAGGCTCTCACCGTACACTGCTTCGGCAATCTTGTGCAAACGGTCAAACGTCATCCGAATTTTTTCTTCCGACCGATTCTTCATCGGGCAAGAAATAAACAGCTTCTTCATTTTTGTCCTCCTTCCTTTGCATTAGCCTGTTCGCCAAACATTTTGCCGTTGTCGGCAATATGGTCAGTAGGCTGTTCCTGCGGCTTCGGTGCTTTCCCGTCCTCGCCCAGTTTGCCAGCGGCAATCAGGAAGGGCTTGCTCATCTCATAAGCAGCCTGCGGGTCGGGGAACAGACCGGGCGTGGTGAACGCCAACTGCGGGTCAATGCTCTGACTGAGCATCTGTGCAAAAATCTGAACCTTGCTCTGCTGGTTATCGTACTGACGGCGGGGCAACTTGATGTTGATGTCACTTGCCATCAGCTTAGAACCAGCCGTGTCACGCAGGATTTTCAGCATCACAGACAGGCTTTGGCGTTCCGAGAACTTGAACATATTCTCGTACTGCTGCGCCCTTGCTTCGGTGTGATTCCATCCGTTACGGACGATGACCGCGCCCACGTTGTCGGACGTTGCGTTCTCACTGCCAGTAGCACTAGGCATGGCAGTCAGGCTGCGGTACACGTTCAACATGGAATCAAGCAAGGTCTGGCTTTGCTGCTGGTCAAGTTCGTTTGCAATCTGCTTTACATCAGCGGCAAGACCAGCGGTAGACTTGATGGACATTGCGCCCATCTGCTTAACAGCATCCAGCGCTTCCTTGTCCACAAGACAGTTTACAAACACCAAGATGGACTGGATGAACTGTTCAACACCGTCCAGACGGTTGCTTTCAAGATTGTTGATGGCATCCAGAACAGGGATAGCCGGTTCAAACAGACCCATGCGCTCCGGGTTGAGCTTGTATTCGACCATCGGCAGCATTCCAAGAGAATGATTCTCCGATTTTGTAACCTTGCCGTTGTCGATTTCAAAGTACTGGTTTGGCGTGTACACGCAAATCAGGTCGTTCAGGTCATTCTGATAATTGCGTGGAATGTGCAGCACGTTTGCAATCGGCTTGTGACCGATGCCGGAGTTGTAAATCACATACGCCATGTCGGGGTCTGGAACGTCCACCAGCAGGGGTGTTTCGTCCGGGTAGTTTCCGCTGTACCCCTTGTCAGGAAGAACAATGCGGTATCCCTGTCCGCACTCCAACATCCACTGCCAGAGCCGCCGATCAAGCGCATCCTTGCCCTCATACTGCAAAGCGTTAGACAGCCGGGCGATTTCCTCGCCGTCACCTGTTGCCGTTTCAGACCGCACATAAGAGCACGGCGTACCGCTCATATACCCTGTGTAGAAGCCCACGCATTCATTGGCGTGGTTCTCCACAATGCGGTTCGTGATTTCAGCGTGGTATTCCTTCGTGCGATTGAGGACAGGTTGACTACCCAAATAGTAGTTGTGCAGAAAGCGAATCTCGTTCTTGTTCAGCAGATGAATAGGTTCTGCCTTGCCCATAACCACTTTCAGCACGTTCGCCTGATTGATTTCCGTCTCCGGCGTTTCAATCGGTCTGCGCCCGGTCAGCGGCTCATTCAAAAAGCCGCCAACAACCATCTGATACTCAGCCATGCGTTCCTCCTTTCCAGCAAAATAAAAAAGCGCAGCAAGACAAACCTGTTAAGGTCTATCTCACTGCGCCAAAACTGCGCTTCAAAAGCTATTTACTTTTCCGGTGGATGGATAATTTTTACCCATCCTTCCCTTGTGTCTCCTTCGATAACGCCCTTGCATCTGTCGCACTTGAAATGGTATCGTCCGTCTACTTCACCAAGATAGCGATTGCAGCGGACGTTCTTATAGATGGGATTCTGCCTGATACAAGGGCAACAGATTCTAACTAACATGAGCGCTCCTTTCGCTGAATTTCTGGAAACAGGCTGTTGAGCACAGACCTGTCAGAAGCTACTGGGAAACTGTTCGCACTTCCAGCCGTGCTAGGCTCTGACTTGTCGGGTGTCAAAAGCCGCGATTACCCCGACTGGAGCAAATCGCTGATGGACACAGAAGATGGATTTGAACCACCGACCTTCGGGCTATGAACCCGACGAGCTACAAGACTGCTCCACTCTGTGTCATGTACCCGGCTTGATTCATCGTTGCTCTTTGAAATGGTAAAATGTCACAAAACCCATTTCATCGAGAGCCGGGAATAACGATTGGAGGTTGTAAAAGGAAAATTTCCATGAAAACAGAAGTGAATCGTTGTGCTGCGTAACGGAATCGAACCGTTGCTTGCCAGCCGTGGGGGAGACGGGCTGACATTCCCAACCAACAGGAACCGCAACATATAAATCCGGCGAATGGAAAGAGTGAAAAGCATTCGCCGGTGAAAGGAGAAATATGCTCGTTGACACACAAGCGAGTAAAAATGACAAAACCTCGCTATGCCGGGCTATTCCTTAGAGGAAGCTGCAAAACTTCCTGTGTACATTATAAGCGTTGTCAAGTGGTAAAATCAAATAAATAGACCAAGCGAACACAATATATTGTGTTTTTAATCAAAATGGACGCTTGACAGGCTCGATTTTACTGATTCCGTTGTACAATTCATCGGCAAGCTGTGCCAGACTGTCCGGTGCATCATCGTGCGGGACTTTGCCAAGCTGCGTGAACATCGTCACTTGCTCCATGAATGCCTTGTACTCTTTCGACTGGTGCTTTTCATCAAGGAAATAGAACCGTTTGATGTCCGGCGCATACTGGATGATTCTGGACAGCTTGCTTTGACTGCTGGGCGCACGCTGGCTGCGTACAGAACAGTGGTATCCCTGCTGCCGGAGTTGACTGTCTACCACATCGCAATATTCATCACCGCCGTTGTTGGCTTCGCCACGCACCACATTGATTTTGTGCTGGATGATTTTGCCCACGACTTCCGGTCTTGTCACGGTCTTATCGCCGTTGTTGAACACAAGGTCAGGGATGAACACGGCATCGCCGTACACATAAGCGATAGGACAGGCGGTGAAGTCGCCGCCGCCCCATGCAATATCCATGACCATGAGCTTCCGATCAGGTTCACCGTCAGGCAGAACGCCGTTGAAATACCGCAATTCATCGGCGGGGAACAGCAAACCTTCACGCACATAAGGCTTGCCCATGTACTTTGCCCACCATGTTGCATCGTCAATACTGGCTTTCATGTCGGCATAGTAGGCATCGTCAAATCCCACGCCGTAGTCATAATTGAAATTGCTGTGTCCATTCTCGTCCACAGCGGGAATCACCCGGAATCGATACCTCGGGTTGTCTGCATACTGGCTTTGGATGCGCCCAAGAGGGTCAAGCACGTTCCAGCGTGTACCGACCATCAGCTCCAATGCACCTTGCTTTTTACGGTCTTTCAGCTGGTTTAGATAGGCATCGTACTTGTTGTTCAGGCGCTCAACATTCAAGCTTTCCTCCAAGTCCTCGATCAAGTCATCGCTGTACAGAACGCCGCCCTCGCCGATTTCAACAGCACCAGTCAACGTGCCGCCAATGGAGCGGCAAGTAAGGGTAGGAAAACGCTTTTTACGGTTCAGGTCAACGCTTTCGTCCTTTGCGCTTTTGTCAACAAGCTGAACGTCAGGGAAGATTTTGCCCCAGTTGTAGGTCACAGGGTCAGTGATGATAGACAGTACTTCGCCGTAGAAGCCATTGGTCAGCTTGTCAGAATGCCCGCTCATAACCGATGCAACGTCCGGGCGATTGCCCATAAGCCATGTGATGAAGAAAATGCACAGCGTACTCTTTCCAACGCGAGCGGGCAAACTGACCCCCAAGAAGTCTATCCGCTTATAGAACAAATCCTCTAGGTCGTCTGCCAGCACTTTCAGCACTCTGCGTCTGGGCTGATAGAATTTCTTCTCCGGCGCGCGATTCCATTCAAGGTAGATGCAATAGCTGTCAAACACATCCTTTGCTTCAAACAGGTACGTCCGGCTGATAATGTCATAGACTTTCGCCACGTCCTCGCCTGTTTTCATCTTTCCCATCATGGCTGCGCAGACAGAGCGCAGCTCGCCGGAGTATTTGTAGGCATCGAACCGCTTGTCTTGCGGCAGTGCGTCTCTAAGGTTCACCACCGCCTGAAACCAGTCCTCGTAAACCTGTGCTTCTGTCGGATTCTGCTTTGCATACGCTTTGATGCTGTCGATGATGGCAATGCACTGTTTTGGCTGCATAAAAAAATAGGCACCCCCTACCTGAAAATGTAAAGAGTGCCTACAACTGCACAAAAAATCAAATATTCGGTTTTATAATTTTGCTTCAGAAAATTATTTACTAAAATCCATCTTAATAAATGGGTTGCTCAGTTTATTTGACTTCTTCTGCAAGCTTGTTGATCCTGCGTTTCAGCTCGTCCGCATCGTAGTACAAGGCGTCTGCGATGGCATTGAGAATATCAGACTTGTCGGTGTAATCGCACAGCGTTTCAATGAGTTTCAAACTCTGCTCAGACAATTTTACGGTTTTCATGCTTTATTCCTTTCTCTGACTATGTAAAGTAGGTTTTGGTTGTTCGTCTCCTAGCATCAGCTTATAGCGGAGATACTTTTCGATAATACCGTGTCTTTCTGCCAGTGTACCATAAATAAAGACGAGAGCATCTTTAGCAGCATCGTATTCATTCGGAAAAATGACAATTTCCTCGTTTGCAAAAGTCACAGTGCAGTTTTCCGAATGACAAGCTTCCAAGAACCGCTTGATTTCGAGGAAACCACCAAAGTCAAGCATAGACCGTAGCGTGATGCTTCCGTTCTTAACAATCAGTTCTTCTCCCTGCATATTATCCAGCCTTTCTCTGTTCAGCAATCCGATACCATGTCTGGCGGGTCACGCCAAGC